CCCATGCCCGACGACACCAAGAAGTCCGCCGACCCCCTCGACATGCTCAAGGGGCGGGTCAAGCTCGACCCGGAGCCGCTGGAGAAGGCGCGCGGCTACACCGTGGGGACCATCCGCCAGTGGAAGGGCGGGAGCTACCAGAAGCAGGCAGATGGAAGCTGGAAGCCGGCACCGGGGGCCAAGCCGAAGGCCAAGGGCGGCGGCTCGCCGGAGCGTGGACCCGCCAGCCGGAGGCTCCGCGAAGCCAAGCGGTCGCCCGCCGACGAGAAGGCCAGCCACACCGCTGTCCAGGCCCACAAGGAGGCCCCGGAGGCGCTGGCGACCGTCGCGGCTGAGTTCAACGCCACTGGCGACTTGCCTGGAAGCGCCTTCTTGTGGTGGGAGGACAGCGGCTTGCCCTTGGTGCGCCGTGGCTCGCTGACCAGCGCCCAGATGTCGGAGGTGCTGGCGATGGAGATGCTGGGCGAGGACTACAGCGAGAGGGGCTGGTCCGCGATCCGTGAGCAGCCCACCGACACCATCAAGCGCATGGCCGCGCACATCAACAAGCTGAAGCAGACCAAGAAGTCCGAAGCGCCGACCTTCCGCATCGGCGGGGTGACCTACGCGCGGGAGAGCTACGTCGAGCCGCCTCACCTCAGCGGCAACCCCGGCATGAAGCTGCGCGGGGGCAAGAAGAAGGGCAAGTTCGGGAAGCAGTCGGAGGCGGAGGCGTACGCGGACAACGCGGACAAGTCCCTGGAGCCGATGGAGAAGGCCAAGGGCTACCCCACCGGCACGATCCGCCAGTGGAGGGGCGGCCCCCACCAGAAGCAGGCGGACGGAAGCTGGAAGCCGGTGAAGGGGGGCAAGGGCAAGACCGCCAAGCCGAAGAAGAAGCTCGCGAAGCTGGCGTTCTCTGCTGACCCGCCCGCGAAGGTGGCTGCGGCGGTGGCTCAGGTCGAGGGCGGCAAGAAGATGGACAAGCTCATCGATGGGTGGTGGGTGGTCTCCAACCACCCCGATTGGATCGAGGTCCAGGCGGGGGAGGCCAACATCGAGTTTACTGCGGGGCAGGCTCGCGCGTTCCACGGCGAGTACGATCCGGTGGAGTGGGCCAGGGAGGGCTACGTTCCTCCGCACTTCACGTTCGGGCGCGACAAGGGGACTTGGTTTGCCGACTACGGCGAGGAAGGGTTCACCAACACCTTCGCTCACGGCAACAGCTTTGCTGAGGTGTGGCGCGCGGCCCACGCCAAGTACAGCAGCGCCACGAAGTCGCAGCGTCCCCCTGCTCGCATCGGGTCTGTGACCTACGTGCGGGAGGAGTACGCCGAGCCGCCTCACCTCAGCGGCAACCCCGGCATGAAGCTGGCGAACGTCGTTGAGGGCCACGTCACCGTCGAGGACGGCGGGCCTGCTACGGTGGGTGGCGTGCGGCGCATGGCCCCCGGACTGGAAGCCTGGGCCAACAAGGAGTAGCAGCCCGTGGCGATCCGTGACGACCTCCGGCGAATCGGTGAAGCAGCGCGCGTCGCGGCCACCGCCCGTGTTCGGGCTGGGCTCGATGCCGCTGCGGTTCGCGTGGAGCAGTTCGCGGACGGGCAGCGGGTCCGCGAGGTGGACAACCGCCTAGAGAAGGCAGCCGCCCAGGCGATCCGCTCTGGCAACGACGGCAACCACGACTTCGATGACCCGAAGGGGATCAGGTTCGACCCCTTCGACCTCGTCGCCGTGATGGGGTACCGCGACCGACCCTCCGCCATGACCTTCGCCGCCATGGAGACCGTGGGGACCACCGTCCCCGTGGTCGCTGACATCATCCGCACCCGCGTCAATCAGGTGTGCATGTTCGTGCAGCGCCCAGAGAACCGGCACGGGTCGGGCTTTGAAGTCCGCCTCCGCGACCGTGGCAAGAAGATGAGCAAGGCGGCGGAGAAGAAGGCGGAGGAGCTTCAGCGCCAGATGCTGAACTGCGGGCTGCCCGACCCCAACCGGGGCGGCTACCCCAACGACCCGCTGCTCACCTTCGCCAAGAAGTCCATCGCGGACACCCTGACCTTCGACCAGTGGTGCTGGGAGATCGTCCCCGACCGCAAGGGCAACCCCGCCTACTTCTGCACCCTGGACCCGTCCACCATCAGGCTGGTGGACCCTGGCCTGCGCGCCCCCGACGACCCGTTCGCCGTACAGGTGGTCCACGGCTCCATCGTGTCCGACTTCACCCAGGACGAGTTGGCCTTCTGCGTCCGCAACCCGCGCTCCGGCATCCGCTCCTTCGGGTACGGGCTGTCGGAGACTGAGTCGCTGGTGCGCGAGGTCACCGGGATGCTCTGGGGCATCGAGTACAACCGCTCCTTCTTCAAGAACGGAGCGGCGAGCAAGGGCATCCTCAACTTCAAGGGCACGATCCCCGACCGCCACCTCCAGGCGTTCCGCCGCCAGTGGTACGCCATGGTCTCCGGCGTCCACAACGCTTGGCGCACGCCCATCACGAACGCGGAGGAGTTGCAATGGATCAACATGCAGCTTTCCAACCGCGACATGGAGTACAGCGCGTGGCTGGACTGGCTCATCAAGGTGGCCTGCGCCCGCTTCCAGATCGCCCCGGAGGAGGTCAACTTCAGCTACGGCAACGCCGGCCAGTCCCAGGCGATGGGGCAGCCCTCCATCGAGGAGAAGCTGAAGGCGTCGCGTGACCTGGGCCTGCGCCCCCTGGTGCGGTTCTTCTTCGACCAGTTGAACCGCCACTACCTGTGGGCGGTGGACGAGGACTTTGAGTCGGTCCCGGTCGGGCTGGACGAGAAGGGCGAGCAGGCTGAGGCGGAACTCCTCCAGCAGTTGACCTCCTTCGCCATGACCATCAACGAGGCCCGCGAGGTGCTTGAGCTTGAGCCGCTGGACGAGGACAAGGGCGGCGAGGTCATCGCCAACCCGACGTGGCTCCAGTACGTCCAGGCCAAGGAGCAGGCTGCCATGATGGGTGGCATGGGCGGCGAGGGCATGGAGGAGGGCATGGGGGACGACGGTGGCTTCGGCTACGACGACGATGAAGATGCCGGAGAATCGCCCTTCTCCGTTGACGCCCCCGGCCAGGAGGGCGAAGATTCCTACGAGCCTGCTGCTGCGAAGTCGGTGACGGGCCTTGAAACACGCGGTCGGAAGCGAAAGCGACAAGTCCGCCGCCAATACGAGGTCATCACCTGACCGCCACTGGAGAGATGCAAAATGGGTGCTCCCGCGATTCTCGACGCCAACGCCGTCCCCGTCCTCGACATGCTCAACGAGCTTTCGACCTACTTCCGCAACCGCATCATCGGTGGCATCCCGGTGTTCAGCGACGGCGGCAACACCGCGCAGACCACGGGTGCCAACGGCGTCCCCGTCTTGGACATCGACGCCGCCGCGTCGTCGTTCAGCTTCCTCATCGACGGGCAGCTTCACCAGCTTTCCGACGCCGCTGCGAACATCGACTCCGACGCGGGTGCCGCCGTCCTGTTCGGCGCGACCTCCGGTGTCGGCATCATGGTGACCATCGTCGCGGAGTCGGGCACCGACAACGACACCCCGGCGTGGTTCATGGCGGTCGGTGGCGTGGGGACCCCCGCAAGCGCCGCCGTCCAGGCCACGGACGCCGCCATCACGGCTTCCCTGGGCCACAGCAACTGGCTGCGGGTCGCCAACTTCCTGTACAACCGCGACGGCGATGTGAGCTTCGTCACCCTGTCCGACTTCGACACGTCCGTCCAGGCGATGCCCGACCCCCAGAAGTTCGGCGTCCAGTTCGCCCTGGCCGACGTGTAGCTGATGCGGCTGCGGGTCGAAGGAGCGCCAGGAGAACTGGCCTCCCGACCGGCAGACGCCCTGGACGCGCTCGCCAAGGCAGCGCGTCTGGACGGTGCCGACGACGACTGGCTGGAGAAGGCCCGTGCGGGCCTCCCGGTCGATCACGATGCGCGGTACCCGTTCATCGAGGAACTGGTGGAGGAGGCGGTGGACACCTACCGCCTCCTCCTCGTTTCGCTCCAAGAGAAGGCTCTCGCGGTGCTCGACGCCCGCATCAAGCCTGCCGTAGCGGAGCAGCTTGACCAGCTTCCGTGAGCGACCGCGTCAAGGAGGGTGTGAAGCCACCTCCCCCTCCTCCTCCCCGCGCACTCGCTGAGTGCCCCTGCGGCTACGCCAGCCCCCCAGATGCAGCCCGCTGCCGCAAGTGCCGCCGCCCGTTCGGTGAGCCGCCTACGGCGAAGGCCGCACCCGCGCCCATGCTGTACGCTGACTGGTACTACGGCATCTACAGATGATTCTCGACCCCACCACGGCGGCTGAACTCAACCAGCTTGCCGCCGACCACCACACCGCCCTGCTGGTGAACCTGTTCGGTGAGGACGTGGTCCCCAAGGCGACCGTGGACCGCTTGCGGGCTCTGGGGCTCCTGGGGGCCTCAGAGGGCTACCCAGGCACCCTGAAGGCCGCGCACTCCTTCGGACTCGTCCTGGCGGCTCTGGAGGACCCTCTGGGGGGCTCTAGCCTCAGCCTCGCGGAGGTCCGCGCCAAGCTCGCCGCCCACCCGGTCCCCAGGACCGCTGTCGAGGTGCTGTCGGCCCAGGATGCGGCGCTGCGCGGGGCCACCGCCATTCGGGGGCTGGGGAACAAGGTGGGGGCGCACCTCGACCACACGCTCATCGAGGCCGACGCCGGCCTCCGCCGCGATATGCGCGACCTGATCAGAGATGCCGTGGGGGCGAAGTACGGCGACGCCGACGCCCAGGCACGCCTCAGCGCCCGTGCGGGGGACCGTGGCCTGGACCCGGAGTTCTTCGACGGCGCGTTCCGCAACACGGTGCGCGAGGTCGCCTCCGACATCGGCCACGCCTCCGGTGACTGGGCCCGTGACCTCCAGCGGATCGCTCAGACGGAGTCGCACAACGCGATGCAGCACGGCATGGCGGAGCACTTCAAGGAGCAACTGAAGGGACAGCCGGTCCTCGTCTACAAGTCGATCCGGCCCACCGCCTGCAAGCATTGCGTCCGGTTCCACACTGATGCCGCCGGCAACCCCCGCATCTTCCTGCTGAGCGACTTGGAGGCCAACGGGACCAACGTGGGCCGCAAGACGGCGGCGTGGCAGCCCGTGGTCGGCTCCGTTCACCCCTGGTGCGCCTGCCAGCTTGTCCGCGTCCCCCGGTTCCTTGAGATGCCCGCTGCGTGGATGCCAGGGGAGTCCGCGCCCACCGTCGTCAACGCCGAAGGCGTGGTGGTGTGAACGCTGGGTGACCGCTAACCTACGGCGGATGATCACCCACGAAGAAGTCGCCAAGGGGCGAGGCTACCCGGTCGGCACGGTGCGGAACTGGCGTACTGGGCCTCATCGCAAGCGAGCAGACGGCACGTGGGAGCCGGTGACCCCGGCGGTGCGTGTGTCGTCGCGCAAGCCCAAGCCCAACAAGCAGCCCAACGGCAAGTGGAAGCCCGTCAAGACGCCGTCCAAGCCCAAGCCCAAGGCGAAGTCCCTCCTGTTCGACCCCCGCCGCGTGGCGGAACTGTCGCTGAAGCCGGTGGACCCCGACGCCCACTACGATCCGGCGGTGGGCGGAGAAGGCAATCAGGACTACGCCTCCTGGCCGGAGATCCCGATCAAGGCGCTGGAGAAGGCCCGCAAGGCGCTGGGGACGACCGGGAAGCACTTCGCCTCGCCCAAGAACAAGGTGGAACTGGCGCTGATGACGGCGGTCACGCTGTGGACCAACGGTCACGTCGCCGCCGTCCGCGACCCCGACAACTACGACGCCACCAAGGCCGCTGAGTCCATCGTTGACGGAGCCGGGAGGTTCTTCCTGCCTCCGGGGATGCCCCGCGAAGCCTACGAGGCGGCGGGCCCGCTGCTGAGGCGACTCGCCGCCGCCTCCCCGAAGCAGGAGGTCTACCGGGGGCTCGTCGTCAAGAAGGCCAGGGAGGTGGAGGCGGTGGACCGCCTCATCGAAGCGGCCAAGGCCGGCTACAAGCCGGAGTTCGACGTGCGCGGGATCGCCTCCTTCACCCTCACACCGGCTATCGCAAATCGGTTCGCGTCCATCAGCATGGCTGAGAACCACGTCCAGCCCCAGGGTGGGGTGTGGCGGCGGCTGGTCCTGACCACGGAGGCCCCTGGCGTCTACGTGGGCGACCTCTCCCGCTACAACGCGGAGGCGGAGGTGGTGTGCGCGCTCGACAAGGTCCGGGTGACCGGAGTCTCGACCAAGGGCGACGGCATCATCCTCCAGTGCGAGCCGGTGCTGGAGAAGGGCGAGTCCATGGCAGGCTTCCAGCGCATCCTCGACCGCGCCTTGAACGAGCGTCTGTCGCGCCGTGAGGACGACGCCGACCTCAACAAGGCCAAGGGCTTCCCGGTCGGCACCGTCCGCAAGTGGGGCGACGGCAAGAGCTACAAGAAGCAGGCGAACGGCAAGTGGAAGCCGGTCATCCAGCCCCCCAAGGCGACCCTGGTGAACTCCGTGGACCGCATCCTGTCGCTCATCGTCAAGGACGATGGCAGCGGCTGGGCGGGCACGGTGGCCCTGTATGGCGCTGACGTGGTCTACGAGCAGGACGGTGTCCTCATGGGGCTCCGGGTGACGCCTTCGGCCCACGTCGTCCGCAAGCCCGTCCAGCGCCTGCCACTCCGCGTTGCCAGCGGCGACCCCAAGAAGTGGGTCAAGGACTCGCTGGCTCCCAAGGGGCTCCTGTACAACGGTCGCATCACGCCTAGGGCGCAGGCGCTGGTGAAGAAGCTCGACTCCTTCGCCTACCCCGCGACCGTGGAGGAGTTGGGGAGGAAGCACGTCACGGAGGCACAGCGCGGCATCAAGCACCTCGATGAGGCCATGACGGTCGGGCCCACCGCCATGACGGACGACGACCTCTCCAGCTTGAAGGTGGTCAACGGGCGCTTGATGCAGACCAGAACGAACTTCGACGGCGAGGCGGACCACTACCTCGTCACGGGGTCGCGGGACGTGCTCCTCCGCGTGCTGTCCTTCATGGAGAAGCGCTCAGGCGCTTTCCAGACCAAGGTCATCCTCAAGGGCTTCAAGGAGCTTGATGCGCTCGACCCGGACGGGCTGATGGAGGTGGCTGCCGCCACCCGCCGGGACCACCCCGACGAGATGTCTCCCGCTGAACTCGCGTTCCTGGCGGCTGCGACGCTGTGGACCAACGGCCACGTGGCAGCCGTCCGCGACCCCAGCATCTTCGACCCAGAGCGCGCCCGCGCCGTGATCGGGGTCAGTCAGTTCAAGGTGCGGGAGCCCACGCAGGCGATCTACAGCGCATCACGCAGGACCCTCCAGCGCCTCGCCCAGATCGAGGAGGTGCGCGAGCCCGTGTTCCGTGGCCTCCGCCTCCCCAAGGATGAGTACGACCGCCTCGTCGCCGCCGCCAAGAAGGGGGAGCAGCCGGAGTTCGATATGCGCGGGCTGGCGTCGTTCACCCTGCACGTGGAGAACGCCACCGACTTCGCCAGCTACGGCGCAAAGCCAGTTGGTCTATTCGCCCCCGTTGACGGGTCATCGGTCCCCGTCGTCCTGACCTCGCGCAAGCCGCTCAAGGGCTTCGACGTGCGCGACTTCTCGATTCACGATGAAGGCGAGGTGGTGACCGCCCTGGAGACCGTGAAGGTGGTCGTCGCGGCTCCCCCGCGCACCGTGAGTGATGCGCCGACGCTTCTCATCTTCGACCCGGTCAAGTACGCCCCCGTCAGCAAGGCCAAGATGCAGTTCCCCGGTATCCAGCGCGCCCTTGATGAAGCCTTCGACCAGCCCCTCCACAAGCCCAAGCCCAAGCCCACCCTGAGCAAGGGGAAGAAGTTCCCTCCAGGCACGGTGCGCCAGTGGCAGGACGGCAAGCAGTACATCAAGCGCGCCAACGGCGACTGGGAGCCCGTCCACCCCGGAGCACGCAAGCCCGCCGTCCCCCGCACCACCAAGCACGAAGGCACCCGCAAGGACGGCACCAAGTACACCTCGTACCGCCGCTCCCCGGAGCAGGTAGCCGAAGCATTACGCCGCAAGAACGAGCGGGTCGCGCATCTGGAGAAGCGCCTCCTGACCGTCCAGCGCAAGATGAAGGTGGACGGCCCCACCAACCAGTCCGCGCTGTGCCTGTGGGTGATGCAGGACACGGGGATGCGCGTGGGTGGAGGCAAGGACGGACACGGGAAAACGAAGGGCAAGCGCACCTACGGGACGACCACGCTGCTGAAGCGGCACGTTCGCATCACGCCCGAAGGACAAGTTGTGATGACGTATCCCGGCAAGGGCGGCAAGCGCCAGTCCCACAAAGTGACGGACACGGCGCTGAACGCGCTGCTGAAGATGCGTCACGCATCAACCGCCAAGGCCAACGACCCGCTGTTCCCTGACGCCACTAGGAGGACGGTGAGCGCCTACGTGAAGCAGTTTGACGCTCGCTACGTCCCGAAGGATCTGCGCTCAGCGGTTGCCAGGAGGACCGCACGCAGCAAGATTGATGCGCTGAAGAAGCGTCGCCCCCAGGACCCCAAGCGGGCCGTACACTTGATCGCGGCGCACGTGTCGAAGAAGCTGGGAAACACGGAGCGGGTGGCGCTCAGGGACTACCTGGGCCCCGCTTTCATCGAGGCCGCACTGAAGGAACTTGGCTATGACGACTGACTACCCCCTGCTGCGCCGCTTCTACGGCAACCAGTACGTCGATGAGTGGCTGGAGGAGTTCCGCCGTGACCGGGAGGACCAGGGGGACGTGGTCGCCAAGTCGCACCGCCTCGCCAAGATGCTCCACGCCTCCCCGCAAGATGTGGAGGACTTCGTCATCAAGGGCCGGCGGTTCCCGGTGGGGACGGTCCGCACGTGGAAGGGCGGCAAGTTCCGCAAGGAGGCTGACGGGAAGTGGGTCGAACTGGCTGAGGGCGGCGACGGGCCCGACCACGATGAGGACGGCAAGCACACGCCCCGCGAGGAGGCCCGCGACCTCGACCCCACCCACGCGGAGGAGTTCTTCGACGTGCCCGGTCAGCATCTGCGGGTGATCGGCAAGGGCGGCGAGCCCGTGATGAAGGCGCTGGCGGAGGCCCTGGAGAAGTCGGACGACCTGTGTGCGGCCCGCCCCGGCGTCTGCCACGGCAACATGGGGATCTCCCGCTCCGTGATGCCTCAGTTGAGCGAGGACCCCATGGAGGAGTTCCTCATCAAGCTCGCCAAGGACGGCGTCAGGGTCACCCGTGGGCCCGCTGAGGTCGGCAAGCTCCGCGCCTCCCAGATGGAGATCCTGACCAGCAAGGTGCTGGGGATGAGCGGGTCGGTGAGAGGGGGCGGCTTCAGCGGCATCACCACGCCGATCATTGTCTCCAGCGACGGCTTCATCGTGGACGGCCACCACCGCTGGGCCACGCTGATGACGCTCGACCACGTCAACAAGATGGAGGTCTACCGCGTCGATATGCCGATCGACAAGCTGCTGGTGGCCTCCGCCCAGGCGGACGGCGTCGAGTTCCGCTCGCTGCATGATGACGGCGGCGGCAAGGAGACCAACGAGCAGCGCGTCGAGATGCTGAAGAAGGCCATTGCCAAGTCCAACTACACCCCCGAAGGCAGCAAGACCGTCGAGTGGGCGAAGCAGGGCGGCAAGGCGCGCAAGTCGTTCCGGCCCGCGATCCTCATCAAGGGAGGCCCGTTCATCGGCCCCAGGGGCGGCAAGTGGGCTGATGCGAAGCACACGATCCCCTACAAGGCCCCCCGCGCGAAGAAGAAGGCCAAGCCGGCCCCGCGTCGCACGAAGAAGGACCCTGCTCCACCCTGGTGGGAAGATGAGAGCGAACTGGACTTCGGCATCGGCGCGACGGAGAAGGCGCTGAGCAAGGCCATGCAGAAGCCCCCCGGCCAGGGCTGGCAGCGCATCCCCGGCGGGCGCATCGCCGGAGGTCGCCGTCGCCTCACGGGGCGCTCTGACCGTGCCTACGAGTACTGGTACCCCAACCAGCTTCGCGCCCAGTCGAAGTACGGGTGGGAGGTTGATGAGAAGGCCAAGCCGAAGGCCGGAGACCTCGTCTACGTGGGGAACGGCAAGACCGTGTACCGCGTGGTGCCGGAGCACGCCAAGAAGGACCGGAGCGAGACCTGGGTCCGCGCTGAAGCATCAGGGCGGTTCCGCCGCGTCAAGAAGTCGGCGCTGAAGAAGCTGAAGAAGGTCAAGCGCGGTCGCCCGAAGGTGCCGTCCAAGGTGCCCCCGAAGAAGGCCAGGGGGAAGAAGAAGCCGGCCAAGCAGCCGGCCCCGAAGCCGCCCAGCCGCCGCAAGGCGAAGGTGTTCAAGGACAGCAAGGCCGACAAGGACCGCAACCCGGTCCTGTGGAACATCGAGAACGGCAAGTACTACCTCCAGCGCCACAAGGACGCCGACCGGAAGAAGCAACAGTGGGGCATCTACGTGCCCCCCGGCCATGAGAAGCAGTTCATCGAGGAGTTCCGGGGCCAGATCATTGGCGCGGCCAAGCGGACGGCGAAGTCGTTCGGGATCGAGGTGGTGAACCGCGCCGTGCTGCCGACCAGCGACTACCCCGGACGCATCGTGGGCGAGTCCCCCACGGTGACCGCCACCACGGTCGCCTACGACAACCTCATCAGCGCGGCCACTATGGGGCTGGTGATGGCGCTGTCCACGTACACCGGGGGACGCCCCTTCGCGCCCCGGTCCTGGGACTACTGCCTCGCCTACGCCCAGGCGCAGGCCAGGACGGAGATGGGGGCCGGTGCGAACGTCACCACGCGCCAGATGGGGATGCTCAAGGGCTTCTTCGCGGCCAAGGCCCGCGCCTACGACCGCCTCAAGGGCCGCGCCCCGACCAACAAGGACATCGCCCGCGAGTGGACGGTCCTCAAGCGGGACGTGTTCAGCGGCAAGATGGGGACCTACAGCGGCCTTGATGAGGACGGCAAGAGGGTGACCCACCGCCAGGGGTCGCAGAAGATCCCGATGGACGAGTGGTACGTGAAGGACAGCGAGGGCAACCCCGTGGGGAAGCCCAAGCCGGGTCTCCTCAAGCTGGCAGACGTGATGCAGAACCTCGCCCAGGGCAACAAGGTGGCCGACAGCGAGTGGCTGATCCAGTACGGCTCCAGCGCGCCAGAGGTCGAAGCATCTACGCTCCCGCTGGGCGAGCAGCTTCGCCGCCGGGACGAGGTGGAGCGCGTGGTGGCCCGCATGGACAACATGCTGGGCGACGCGCTGTGGATGAAGCTGGGCCTGGACGACGTGGGCGGCAAGGGGGCCACCACGGTGGAGATCGCGGACGCCCTTGGCATCTTGCCGAAGTCGGCAGCCTCCACCCGGCGCAAGGCGGTGGGCGAAGTCCTCAAGCAGGCCCGCGTGCAGGCGTCGAGCATCGCCGCTGACTTGGGGATCGAGCGGACCCCCCGCGCACCCCTGGGGAGGCGCGAGGCGTTCATCAAGCAGGCGTGGATCAAGGACATCGAGGCGGACGCTCCCGCGCGCGTGGAGGTCGGCACCGGCCCGTCCTGGCGCGACTTGATGGAGCGGTTCGGAGGCTCCCAGGAGCGCGCCATGATCTACGCCGCCGCCGCCAAGGAAGGCCGCGCCGACGAGGTGGCTGCCATCTTGGAGCGGGAGGCGAAGCAGAAGGCCAGTGCGGCGGAGTCCCACATGGTCCGCGAGCTACGCGCCGCCGTCGAGCGCAAGGCCGCTGTCCGCGAGTTCCACCGCATCTCGCGCCAGTACAAGCCGGTCGGGCCGGCGGCTGACGTGAACCCCTACCTCGACCTCGGCGTCGAGCGGGTCCCTGGAGGCCAGGGGACGGCCCGGTGGCCGGCGGTCGGTCCGCTGCCGAAGGACGGGCCCACCTCCCGCACGGTCAACGAGGGCCCCTCCTGGCAGCCCCAGGACGACGAGAACCCGCCGCACACGCCCTGGACGGGTGCGACCTACGACGTGGCTCTGAACGTCGCCCTGGACCCGGACCTGTCGCGCTTGCGGATGCTGCGCGCCATGTACCAGATCGAGCGCGCCGTGCCGCCTGATGCGACCCCGGAGCAGCGTGCGAAGATGTACGCCAGGGGGCCCCAGCCCAGGTCCACCTTCCGCAAGCCTGGGAAGCCGGTCCTCCGCAAGCCCGCGAAGCCCGCGAAGCAGGCCAGGAAGAAGAAGGCCAAGCGGGGCAAGGGCAAGACGCGCAAGACGCGCAAGGCCCTCCTCGCCGCGCTCCCCCTCCACGCGGCATCACCCGACACGTGAGGATGAGGGGCGGCTGCCGTGTGCAGCCAAGGGGCCGGGTGGCGTCAGGCAGTACATGATCGAAGGCCCGTTCCTCTGTAGCCATGATGCACACCCCGCGCTGAACGTGCTCCGCAAGCTGACGGTGCCCGCCGTGGTGCTCTGCGAGCGCTGTGGCAAGCCGGAGGGCGCGCATTCGCAGGACAACTACTGCCGCACCGGCAAGGGGGGGTCATGGAAGCCGGGACTCACCACCGGGGGCGACCCCCACGCTGTCGAGGCGGCGAACCGGTACGCCCCTGGCGTCGTCGGTGCCAACGCCACCGTCCTGCCGGGTCGGGCTGTTGGGGACTGGGCGGTCATCGGTGCCGGTGCCGTCGTCACCCACGACGTGCCGCTTGGCGAGGTCTGGGTCGGCAACCCGGCGAGGCCGCTGTGACGGGGTCCGTGGTCCTGAACCTGCATTGCCCGATGTGCGGTGGCGACACTGGGATCGCCGGGAACGTGGACTGGGGGCGCGACCCCTTCACCCCTGAGGGGGAGATCCCACTGGAGGAGCCAGGGTACTTCCGCGCCGCCTGCTGCTTCGCCGTCCTGACTCCGCAGAGCGGGGGCTGGTCCGTTACTGCGGCCCCGAATAGCACAGCGGTTCGCGCCCAGGTCCGCGAGGCATTGAAGACCAGCACGCAGTCGGCGTTGGCGAAGCGTGTGGGCGTGACGCAGCCCTGGCTCTCAAAGTTCCTGGCCGGGGTGGGGGGCGAGCCCCGACCGAAGACGATTGAACGCCTTCGGAAAGCACTAGAGGAGGAGGCGTGATCTCAGGCCGCTCCGTCCTCGCCCTCATCCCGGCTCGGGCTGGCAGCAAACGCCTAGACCCCCACACCCCGGCGTCCATCGACTCCTGGCCCCCGGACGCCCGCGCCACCGTCGAGGGGCTGTTGGGGGCGCTCCTGGCCGCTGATGCCCGTGCGACACGCAACGCCAAGGACGCCACCACGCTGCGCCGGGTCCGCGCAGCGTTGGGGGCGGAAGATGCGTGACGCCTTGAGAGCTTGGCTCCGCAACCTCGTCCTGGGGCTGGTCCTGCTGGGGGTGGCGCTGCTGCTGGTGTGATGCCCCAACTTTCGGTTAGGGGATTTCCCGAATCCGGCTCTTGGCGGATGGTAAGACGGAGGTGAGGTCAGCTTCGCCATGATCCGGGGACAGCAAAAGGATGCAACCACCGTGACACCCCCTCTCATCAAGCAAGTCGAGGAGTTGCGCGACGCGGCCCGGAAGTACACTGATACCCTGTCGAAGATAGGGAAGTACGGTGACGACGCCCCAGCAGCCCGACGAAGCCACCCCGACAACCAGCATCGAGATGATGCTGACGACGGCAATCGCGGAGGTCAGGGGGGCGGCTGAGTTGGCGGAGCGGGTCCAGACCGGGCTCGACGCCATCTTGCGCGAGGAGCAGACCGCCCACGCTGCCATGGAGCAGATGGTGAAGGCCCAGGTGGGCGACCTCCGCGACGACCTCCAGAGCCTCACCGCCACCCTCGACACTTGGGTCGCCACCCAGGCAGATGCGATCCGCGCCAAGGAGGAGGAGGAGCGGCAGGCCCGGTCCTTCTGGCGCACCCAGGTGGGCGACGGGATGCGCGAAGTCCTCAAGTGGGGGACCCTCTTGATCGGCGCAGCGGCAGCCGCTTACTACGGGGCGTCCTGACCGGTGTAGGATTCGACCATGCCCGCGTACAATCTGCTCAGATGCTCCCCGACGCCGCCCTACCGGCGTTACGCCTGCACGGTCCTCGCTGACGACGCCGCCCCTGATGGTTTCCGCGTGGTGGACGCGGACTCCGACGTGGTGGACGCGGAGTTCATGTACGGGCTCCGTGCGGCCCTCCGTCGCCCCGTCAAGGTGATGACGGGCGTCACCCTGGACCATGAGACCCAGGAGTCGGTGGACATCCGGCGACCCGGCGACGAGAACTACCTCGCGGCGGCTGTGCGGCAGGTACCTGGGACCCTGCTGGGAGGCATCAAGCTGTGAAGCTCGTCATCCTGCCCCCTGACGCCGACGACGACCTCGTCCGCAAGGCGCGCGTCGCCTGGAACCGTGGACGCATCAAGCCGGGTCACAAGTGGATTCGGCGCGTGCGGGTGTTCCGCAACGGCAAGGCGGACTGGAACCACTACTACCCCGACGACGACCTCCCGAAGGTCCGCGCGAAGGCCCAGAAGAAGCTCGATGACCGCAAGAAGCGCGGGCTGAGCAACCTGGGGCTCCCGACGCCCGACGAGACCAACAAGCCCATCGGGGACTTCGACCGGGACTTCCCCAAGGTGGCCGGCAAGCGCCGCCCGCTCAAGCGCCTCACGCAGCCCTACATCGCCAGCCTCCTGCCTGGGGACTCCAAGAAGCCGCTCAAGCTGTCCATGAGCCCCACCGTGCTCGCGGAGTACCACCGTCAGGTTGCAGAGCATTACGGCGACGACGAGGACCCCAACCTCCTGGGGAAGCCGATCTCGCCTCTACGGGCGGCTGAGGTGGCTCTACAGCAGCTTCCGCCCGCCGCCAAGTCCCTCCTGGCGGGGCGGGTCAAGGAGTTGCGGTTCGTGGTCGCCGCTGATGACAAGCGGTTCGTGGACCACCCCAAGTCGTTCAGCTACGTGAACAACAGCACGGGCAAGATCACCATCGCCGTGGACCGGGTCGGCTTCCTGCACCCGCACGGCGAGGCGAGGATGCGCGGCGGGCTGTTCCCCGTCGAGGCGATCGTCCACGCGCTGGGCCACCGGCTCCTGGCGACCATCAACCTCAAGAAGAAGCCCAAGGGCTACAAGGGCCCCTGGGGCGACGACTGGGCCCGCCTCGCGCACGGTGATGCGGGCCGGGAGCCGGGTGTGACCCTCAACGCGAAGTCGAGCCCCGCTGAGCGGTTCGCGGACAGCTTCGCGGCGGCGGTGCTGTTCCCCCAGCAGCTTGCTGCAAGCTCCCCCCGCACCTACGACTTCATGCGGCAGTTGCTGGACAACGCCATCCCGGCCCGCGAGAGCGACGACCGCGTCCCTGGCCTCCAGAAGGAGCGCATCGGGGAGTTGAAGAAGAAGAAGCCGTCCCAGAAGAAGCTCGATGCGCTCGACAAGGCGATCAAGGAGGGACGCGGCCTCGACCAGATGGCGGACGACGACCCGTCCCTGACGTGGTGGCGCAAGGATGCGGCGGAGAACCACGTCCAGCGGCTGCTCCGCACGGAGGAGGTCCAGCCGTCGTCCTTCACCCGCCTGGACCCGGCGACCCTCGACGGGACCGGCAACAAGAAGCGGGACCGCTTCTTTGAGTGGTCCGTCAACGGGCGAACCATCTACATGCGCGTGGGCCCCGTGGGGAGCAACCACCCCAAGTGGGACCCCGCCGACCCGGAGAACGCCCAGGACCGCCTGTCGGTCGCCAACTTCAAGGAGATGTGGACGGAGGAAGGCGAGCCCATCGACACGTGGCAGGCGTGGTGGTACCTGACCCAGGACGACCCGCCGGCTGAGGCCGACGAGTTGATCACCTTCACCGCCAAGCAGAACGTGGGCGGGCTCAACCGCAACTACGCCGCCATCAACAAGTGGCGCGCGGCGACGGTCCTCAACCAGCTTGCGGCGGCTGCCTACGGCGGCAAGAAGAAGGGCAAGGACGCGAAGTTCCGCGATCCGCTGAAGGCGGCGGCGATGCTCCCGGCGGAGATTTCGCTGCGCGAGTACCGCCAGCGGAGCGGGGCCGTGACCCTCGACCGCTGGGAGATCAGCGGCGAGTCGGCGCTGAAGAAGCTGTCCAAGACGCCCCCGACCGACCCGGCCCGCAAGGGGCTCCTGCGCGAGATCGCGGCCCTCCAGCCGTTCACGGAGCGCCGGCAGGCCCGCCTCCCCACCGGCAGGTACGGCGTCACGAACTTCGTGATGTCAGCCCTGCCGCCGGGATCGGCGCGGAGCGGCTACGGCGAGTACCAGATCCCGCACTTCCAGGCGCTGTTCTACGACAACCCCAACCCGGACGGCACCAGCACGCGCATCATGGTCTCCAAGGGCGAGGCCGGGAACTACTTCATCACCGACCCGGTCCTCAAGGAGTTGCTGACGCCCAACGGCGAGGCGATCAACACCGCCGACGACTTGAAGAAGGCGAGCATCCTGGCCGCTCAGAGCCGTCGCACGGCGTGGGCCAACGTGGCGGTGCCGCCGACCAACAACTCCGACACCTTCCTGCGCTACCACGTCCACGTCATGTGGGACGGTCGCGGGTCGCCGCGCATCCTGGGTGATGAGTGGCGCACCATCCTGGGGAAGGACGAGCCCCGGCTGGAGGACTTGCTGAACCGCGAGGGCAAGGTCAAGGGGCCCGTCGTCAAGTTCGACCGCACGGTCAAGACCCCCCAGGTGGGCCGCGTCCCCAAGGTGGGCGACCGCGTGATGCTGAAGGCCAAGGCCACTGAACTGGGCCGCAAGGACGACACCGACGTGATGGTCGAACTGGTCCGCATCTCGCGCGACGACCGGGGCAACAAGAACTTCATCTTCTCCGCCGTGGCCGGCTCCGGGTTCGGTGGTCGGCGGTTCGTGCGGACGGGCGACCGGGCGGCGCGCATGGACACGCGGGTGATGATCCCGCCGTTTGAGCCGAAGCCGCTCGACCACCACCCGCTCATGTTCTCCCACTACGCCCTGGACCTCCGGTCGGGCAAGTTCACCAAGCCGCAACTGCGCCTCCTGCTCCCCAACGATGGGTCGGTGTCGCGGTTCGCGCTCACCCAGCGCCCCGGCGTGACGGTGAACGACGACGGCACCATCGACGTGGACCTCGCCAAGTTCCACCGGCTTCGCCAGGAGTTGCCGGCGCTGACGATGACGGCCGGCGCGGAGCGCCTGATCTCGCAGACCATGCGGAAGATGGTGGAGGACACCCCCAAGGCCGACCGCTGGCTGGAGCCCGACGACGTGGTGCCGGAGCACCTTCGCCAGCTTGGCGCGACGGGGGTCAAGGCGACCGCCCCGTGGGGCGACATTGCCTACGGCAACCACCAGCGCGAGTTCATCTCCGGCTTCTTCGCCGGCAAGTACCCCCAGCGCAAGCTGGTGTGGCACGGACCGGGCACCGGCAAGACCCCGGAGACCACGGTCGCCATGGAGGTCGCCATGGGGCGCAAGGACCCCGCCGACCCGTCGAAGCCGCATCCGCTGGCTCCCAAGCGGTGCTGTGTCGTCGTCCCCCCGCCGACGATGGAGAACTGGGGCGAGGAGATCGGGACCTTCGGGTCGGGAGCCGTCGTCATCGGCACGCACCCGCACGTGTCCATCGACAAGTACCTCGCCAACCCGGAGGACTACGACAGCAAGTTCGTAGTGATCGGCCATGAGTACTGGACGGGCCACGCGCCGGCTCTGAAGAAGTCGGGCCTGTTCGACGCACTCATCGTGGACGAGATCCACAAGGGCACGAAGAAGGACTCCAACGAGCGGCTGAAGGCTCTCCGCAAGTGGGCCCCCGACATGAAAGCCGTTGCGCTGCTGACGGGGACGCCGATCACCAAGGACACCAGCGACATCCTCCCCATGGTCCAGTTGTTGACCAACAACGAGGTGTGGGGCTCGATGGACAAGAAGGATTTCGCGGACACCTTCCTGATGGAGACCCCGACCCTCCGCACGGTCGGCCAGACCGCCAAGGGCAAGGGCCCGAAGAACTTCATCAAGCCGGAGTACTTGGACGAGTTGGCCGGCAACATCGGCGCGGTGGCCGACATTGCCACGCCGGCTGACATCGTGGACAAGGTGCTCCCTGCCGTCCGCATTGGCGACACGGATCAGGCGGAGATCGTGGGCGTCGGTGCGGCGCTCTACAACTCCGTGATGTCACGGATGAGCGCCCACGACCGCGACCTGATCGTGTCGGGGTCGGTCGCCTCCCAGGAGGAGTTGGACCAGCTTGTCTCCAGCACGGGCCGGCAGGCGATGACGACTGCCCGGTACTACACGAACACCCCCGCGTACAAGCCTGGGTCCATGGAGCGCACGGTGGGTGCGCCTGGGGCCCGCCGCACCATCGGCGCGGCGCAGTACGTGACCTTCACGAAGCGGGTCCCCGGCACGCGCCGGGGGACGTGGTCGGAGACCACGGAGAACCTCCGCACCCCCGACCCCAAGCAGTTGTTCGACAAGCGCAAGCGCGGCAAGCGGGCCGGCAAGTGGCCGACCCTGGCGGAGCTTGGCGACGAGCAGGCGGCGCTGTACGGGCTGCACTTCGCGGACGTGACCGGGACGTTCGACTACAGCACGATCGCGGACACGCGCATCACGCCGGCCCAGCGGAAGGCGATGAAGGACGCGGGTTGGCCCGCTGGCGCGGTCGCCAACCCCGATGGGGGCCCGCCGGGGCTCCGCTGCCGGGGCTGGTCGGAGCCTGTCGGGCTCGCGGACACCGCCGTGGAGGCGCTGAAGTTCCAGCAGTTGTACGCCAGCCTCATCGACCAGAAGCTCCACCCGGAGGCCGCGCTCACGCGGGCTGCGACGGAGACCGGCATCTCGACGGAGGCGGGTGAGAAGCTGCTGTACACCCACCCCAACGCCGTCAAGCACCACCGCGTCATCAAGGAAGGCGGCATCGAGGTCGAGGAGGGGTTCACCCTCTACGCCCACAAGGGCGACGGCTGGCGCTGCTACCTGCCGAAGGACTGGGACCCGCGCACCAACGCCCCCCTGCCGGGTGCGAAGTCCACCATGGACCCTGGGATGCGGAAGTGGCGCGACAAGCAGGACTTGATGTGTACCAAGGGCGCAGCGAAGCCCGAAGCCGTCCGCAAGCGCCTGGAGCGGTTCTTCGACGCCGCCGGCCCCGGCCCTGACGGCGAGCGTCAGGTGGTCCTGTTCGCCAAGAACGTCTTGACGGGCACGGGCGTGCTCCAGAGCGTCCTCCGGCGCATGGGCCTGCAAGATGCCAACGAGGCGCTGCCTGGGTTCGCCAACTACGACCCCAAGGACCCCCGCGCCAAGACCGGCGCTCCGGCCAAGCGGTACTTCGTGACCTACGGCGGCTCGCAGGCGACGACGGGCGTGCGGGCGCTGAACTCCGAAATCTTCCGCAAGGTGAAGGACGGAGGCCGGGACACCCATGAGAGCCGCTTCGTGGGCCGCACCAAGCAGGGTGGCAAGAGTTGGCGCGTGTACGAGGGTGATGCGGCGGAGAAGGGCGTGACCATGGCCCAGTGGTCCGACAAGGAGCGCGACAAGATCAAGGCCCAGTTCAGCATCGAGGTGCCGGAGAGCTACGTGAAGGACGACGACGGCGTGCGGTACTTCTACGGGTCCCGCACCTCCCGCAAGATCCTCAACAAGATCGCGTCCTACCCCGACCCCAGCAAGGTGACCGACAAGGCCACGGCGGACAAGATCAAGGCCCAGATCGCGGAGCAGAAGGCCAAGTACATCATCGAGGCCCGCAAGAAGGCGATCACCAAGCCGCCGCTGACGGCGAAGCAGATCGAGGTGTTCAACAACGTGGTCGCCGTCGTCGCCTCCGACGCGGCCAAGGAGGGGCTGAACTGGGGCAACGCGGGCGAGTGCATCGAGTACGACGTGCCCCAGTCCCCGATGGACGAGTACCAGCGGATCGCCCGCTCTGCGCGGATGCTGCCGAAGGTGGTCGCGGACAAGCTGATGGGGACGCCGAAGAACCCCGGCCCCTTCGCCAAGATCAGGGCCCAGGAGCGGGCCCTGTTCAAGACGGCGCGAGCCCACGGACCGGAGGGGTTCATCGCCAAGTCCACCGTGATGGGCGAGGCGTTCAAGCGCCCGATGGGCGTCGAGCAGGCGCTGGACATCGTCGCCCTTCGGGCGGCGGCGGGCGCGACGACGGCGACCTCCCGCGAGGACATTCGGCTCTGGGACGCCATCCGGGGGCGGGCCGACTCCGCTCGCACGTTCGGAGCCCAGGAGGCCCTGGCCGCGTTGCAGGAGTTCCGCACCACGCGCTTCGCCAAGAG